CCTTAGAGGGATTTTTCCATCTACTCTATAGAAAAACACATTGCCAGAACGATAGTATTCCCTAAAGTATTGTTCCTTTAAGTCGTGCATCCTGATCCTCTTAAACCAAGCATCAATAAATTTTTTAGATTTTTCTGTGCCTCCTTCTAGATAAATATCTGAATCAGCAAATTCTGAAAGAAGATCAATAGTGCCTCTAAATGAAGAAATATTAAAATAAGCTTTCTGACAAAGCTCTACAGCTTCTTTTGCGTCTGCCGCGTCTTTCTCGTAATTAAATGGCAAAATGCCACTCTTAATATTATCAAACCTATTAGTAAGACCCGAGAGAGCCACTGAATTGATTCTAGTTTTTGTCCTAGTGGTCGGACCATCTAGCCTAGAGGCTTTTGAACTGAAAATAGGTTCTCCAATTAGCTCTGGAGAAAAGTCCTCCTCGTCAGCATTTACTAAATTTTCAATAGGCTGTTCATTTTTTTTGAACTTAGCCCAATATTCGGATCTCTTGGTATATTTACGAGGCATATCAAAGTTTACACTAAAGTTATAAAAGTTACTTTGAAACTTTTCAAATTGCAAACGGAATAAATGTTCCTTGTGGTTTCTTCTCTACAGAGGCGCTTTCTGAGTCAAAGAAAACTTTAGCGAACCAATTCCCTAAAACTAAAGCAGAATAGGAGTCTTTTCTTGCTCTGTTTGGTCCTTTTTGCCTTCTTAAGTTTTGAGGTAAATTAAACGACTGTGATCCTTGTGGATTGCCAATCACCTCAATGTTAGCACATTCAGACTTTGTAAGTTCTACCACATACTTTTGATGATCAATTAAGTCGATCATCATTGCCCCTTTGGAGGCTACGGGTGTCTTTATATCCCATTTTAGTTTTTCTATTGGTATATTCTTTTTTCTTTGTTCGTCAAAATGACTATCAACAGCCCTAGAAGCAAATAGTATTCTTTTATGATCTATTGCTGCCTGTAACATCTCATTGGCGTTTCTTATCCAGTTTGATGTGGGTTTTCTTAAGATGCAG